GCTCGGTTGTGGTTGTAGCACCGAGGATTTGATTACAATAAGTGTCAATCCAAGAAGAAGCGCGAGCAATAACATTCGCTAATTCGCTATCTTGAACATCTGGGTCTGTGCTGTTGAAAACTAGATTATCAATATCAATCGCGGTAGGGGCTTGGCGATATTCTTGTGTGGTCAAATACGGTACAGAAAATTGCTGCGTAGCAGGGTTAATTGAGTCAGCCACTTGAACCATCTTTCTCTACTCGTTCATTCTCATGTCCGCAGCGCGAACATTTCTTGAACCATGAACCAAAACCGCATTCGCTACAAGGAAAACCTTTGCCTACAATCATTCCGCTTGTGCTTGCCTCGCCTAAACCTTCAGCCTTCATCTGTTTTGCGTGACGCGGATTATCAACATTGATTAACCCATCTCGCCCTGCTCTATAAACTTTTGTTCCGCGCTCTGTGCGTACTGCTACTTCTTTCAATCCTTGCGGTGGAATCATTCTTGCCATTTTTGCCTCCTAATTGAGAATGGGCGCGCCCACTATATGACGCGCCCACGCTCTATTCAGTTATTTAGACATTCTTAATTCCGGAAACTGCGCCGTTCCATGCTGGAGCGTAGCAGAAGAAGGTTCCACGGAAGTAGGTGCTGAAGTCATAGGAGAACTGAACTACTGGCCATTGGATGCCCATGTAGTCCTGAACATTGATGACCGACCATACATCGGAAACTTCTGTGTCTGGAATTGGAAGTGTGTATGACAACACAGGGCTTACGCCTTGTGGTAGCCATGGGTGAACAGTCAGAGGAACCATCTTACCAGTGATTTCATTGTAAAGAGCACCGATGGTTGCGCCACCAATATAATCTCCTGCCTCAGTTTGTGTGAGGGTTAGACGATAGTTAGCGGTTGAGCCGTTCTTGATTGAATCTGACAACTGACGACGGTCTGCGCCGTTGATGAGGATTTCATCTGGGTCAGCCTTAACATTGTTGTACAGATTGTAAAATACTTCTTGGTACTCAACACCCGGATTTGAAGTGCTGAATGCTGCGTTGATGCGATTGTTGAAACCGCTATTTGGACCGAGTACGGTCGGAAGAATTCCATCGTAGCCAGTTGCGTAAGCAGATAGGTTTGAACCTGCTGCTTGCTGTGCCGCGACAGTCGCAACAGATGCACCGCTTGTTGGAAGCGCGCCCTGAATTACGAACTTATTAGTTGCGGTTGTTCCATCATAAAATACTGCTGCATCAGCAGGTGCTGAAGAACCAGTACCTACATAGATGTTGTATCCAAGTGCGCCAGTAACGGCTGGAATTGTTACTTCAACAACTTCACCTGCGCCGACTGTTACGGCTGCTGAAAGTGCTACGAAGCCTGACTGACCAAAAGCACCAGCATTAGCAGTAGCGGTTACATAAACCTTGCCACCTGTCATGCCTGTAATTGGTGTTTCGCCTGTTGCTGCTGCGCGAGGTGTGTTTGTTAATGCGCCCGGAGTCGCTAGAAGACCTGAATATGGTGATGCGGTTCCGCGTGACATTAGAAGCATACGCTCTTCCATCAACATTGTTGCGTATAGCGTAGATGTTGAGGAAAGTTGGCGTAGGTCTTGATAACCCATACCTGAGAAGTTCGCATCAAACGATACTTGGTCAGAGAGTGAGTAAGAGTTGTAAGGCAACACGAGGTCATCTGCGGTGTAAGAAATCTGTGGACCGCGCTCCAACATGAATGGAGTACTGCCTCCAGGAGCAAAGTTGTTCTGTGTTGTTTCGGTGATTCCCGGCCAAATGTTTCCTTGTCCGCCAGTACCAGTACCAGTGTAACCAAGAATTCTCTTGACACGATGGCTTGTACCTACTCCACGCTTACGCGGAAGTTTGTTACGAAGTGGGGTTGGGCGAGGTGTTAGTAGTTTCGCAGGTGCTTCTAGGTCGAATGCTGCGAATGATGTGTTAAGTGGCTGAGTTAGGGTGATTTCCTTGTTGATATCTCCCATTGCGCCACGCTGCGCTGCTAGAGCGTTGTTCAATCCGGCAACAGCATCAGGAGAAAGTGACTTGTTAGCAACAAGTGCCTCAATCTGTGATACAGCATCGGTTGAAGTTCCAAGAGTTTCACCATTGAATGAACGAGGGGCTGAAAGAGCCTTGCCTAGTTCTGCGGTGTACTCCTCATGGCGCTCAGCAGCAAGTTTTGGATTGGACTCGTTGTACAAGTCCGCTGCTTTGAGTTGTGTTTTAGCCATTATATTCTTTCTGTAAAGAGTTACGCCTGTGCTTCGGAAGTGGATTTGGCTAGATATTCTTTAGCCATTTCGCGATATCCCTTAGCCAGTTCGTTGTCGGTTGTAGCGGATGCTTTTGCTAGATATAAATCTGCTTTTGCTTTCCACTCGTTATTGGTTTTAGCACCTGTCGCTATGGTTGTCCGCTTTGGACCTCCACCTATTGCGAGAGATTTTGCCGTTGCTAACTCTGTTTCAAGAGATGCTGCTTTGCTCTCTACCGCCTCTTTTGCGGATTTTAGCGCAGCGATTTCTTCTGAAACGGAAGCCATAGCACTCTTTACGGCTTTCTCAATGACAACATTAATGCTGTCAGCGAGCAGGGACTTCTCTGCCGAGTCTTCCTCGTCAGAATCTTCAGTTATAGTTCCAATCTCTTCAATGGTTGAAGGTGGAACGATTGTTGTAACGCTCTTAGGCGTCGGTGGTTGAATAGCAGGTGTTGGTACTGGTGTCTGGTCAGGTGAAACCATAACAGCAGTAGAAACATTTGGGTTGCCATGTGAATTAGCAGGTTGATTACAACCGCACTCTAGGCACTTCTGTACATTTTCTTCATCATTCTGTACAGACTTATCTGCCATGCTGTTGTCTTCAACAACTACTTCTTTGTCAAGTGGCTTCTCTCCGCGAGCCTCTGCTACTTCTTCTTCAGCAGCATTTGGGTATGAACCTTCTGCGGTTTCTTCCTCTGCGGACTCGCCATATTGTTTCTCAATATCGCCATATCCGTATTCTTTACACATGCGTGTAACTTCGTCTAGTGCCTTACGCGCACCTGCGTAACGCTCTAGCATTTCTTCGCGAGAAGGAATTGATTTGGCTTCGCCATTCATAGGCATTCCATCTGCTTCTTTCGCTCCGGCAGATTTTGCTGCCTTTGACCTGCGCGCCATTAGTCGCTCCTTATTTTGTGATTTAGTAGAACTGGATTTGTCAGAACCACCTGTTAGAGAGTCATAATAATCTTCTAAACTTGCATCCATGTCAGCGATTCTGTCTGTAATATCGTCTGCTTCATTACTGTCAATTAAATCTAATTGACTAGCAGCAGCCTGAAGACTTTCACGCGCTTCATCTATTCTCAAATCATGCTCATCATCATTATCAACATCAGCAGCATATTGTAAAGATTCGTTGGCATTTTCTAAATGGTCCATCGCTCTTTGCGCTGCTCTTGACTCTGCGGTGTCTCTTCCGCCATTAGCGTTGATGAGTTCATCGCGTAAATCGCCAATTCTATCTACTGCTTCTCTGGCTTCTGCTGCTTCGCCTCTAGGAACGCTGTTATCTCTTTCGCCTCTTTCGCTTTCGCTGCTTCCGCCACCACGATTTCCATGGTCGGCTTGGTCATGGTCGCCATGCTTCTCAATCAGTTCCTCTGTTTTAACCAAAGTCTTTTCGCCATTAACTGATTTAGCAAGAACCAACTGGCAATTAGGATTAGCAGGTCTATCAACTAGGCTGACTTCAACAATCTGTCCGTCAATAATTCTGCCATTTGCTGCCTTCTGGTCGCGTACTACGCGTGGTGCTTTGATGCCAATGCTGAATCCTTTTAGAACGCGAGCCTTGACTTTCTTAACGGATACTGGGTCAACAACTAGCGCAGAGATGTAATGACCGTCTTTCTTCTGCTCATATTCCTGTGCTACACCAGCAGCAATATTGCTGTGTTGTTCGCGAATATTCCCACCTGACATAAACCACTCAGGCATAGCGCGGTCTAACCAAGCAGGGTCACAGATTTGTTGGTCAATGTCAATAGAATCATCTGTCGCTTTACCATAAACAGTAAGAGTTCCATCGCCATTGTCGTCCATCTTGACAATGCCAGCGTATACGCTTGTATCTTTCATAGATTTTCCTTTACTCTGCGTCTTCGCCATAAACTTCTGCCCATTGGACAGTATCCACTACATACGGCGCGATGTCACACATGCAGTTCGGGTGAACTGGTGGGTCGCCATTACGCCATTCTTCACCAATGCGTATCGGTGATTGGTCATAGTTTTCTTGGCAGATTTCGCAGGGGTCTGCGACTAGCCATTCAACCATCTCTACTCCGCTATCGCGGTAGAGGTCTTTACTAGCCTGAACAACAGCATTTGCGCCTTCAGTACCAGCAATCATTAATGAACGCTCTGGGTCGTCTAATACTTCATTGATTAGTTTAGCCATAGCACGCCTTGAAAGACCCTGTTTAAGACCGTCAGCAAGCCTTGTGCCAATGCGGTCTAGCGTAGTTCGGGTAATTCCTTCAAGTTTCAATCTGCGAGCCTCTAATAGCCTTTTAAGACCGTTAGGCGGTGATACTAATCTTGCTGCTGCTCTATTTCCGGGTTTCCATGTATTCCAGTTAATAGCCAGAGCGCGTTGTAACTGTTTCTTACTCGGTGCTGCTTTACGCAGACCCAAAGCGCGAGCCAATTCGTAGTCTGTAATGTCTTCGCCTAGAACCCAAGCATCTGCGTAGATTCTGCCAAGAGCATTATAAAGAATATCGCGGTCTTTGATTTGAACATGAACTTTCGCCCAATCTCTCGCGTATTGCGTAGAAACTATTCGGGCTTGATTGGCATCTGTGCTGTCAATCGGGTCTTGCGTAGCGAACCACGCATCTAAGATTTGGTCAACACTCACAAGAGCGCGTATGCCCTGACGAACTGAACGAACATGGCGAACGCCGAGTCTAGTTTTGAGTCGGGTTCGGTTCGGTTTCATTACAGACCTAGGTATCTCTCCATGTGCCAGCGAGCAGATTCCTCGTCGCCTAACGCAACATACTTGTTAATGATTTCGGCGTATTCAGGTTCGATATGCTCAAAGTTAAATGAGCGATTGCGATAACCCTTGCGTAGCCATCTTAGGAATTTTTTAGCTTCCTCAACAGCCTGATTACTTTCTTCTTCCTGCGTGTCCTCAACCACCTCTTCCACAAGTTTTCCTGT